ATAAGGTATCAGAAATTCGTAAATTGGTAGCAGATAGTCAGATTCAGGACTTCACAGAATTGTATGGACTATTGTATGAGTATGTGGACACCTATGCACCAACAAAAGTCCCTCAGGCGGTCATTGCGATCAACGAGGGGCAGAAATGGGAGGGTCAGGTGGCTGACCGAGAACTTAATTTTACAGCAACATTATATAATATTTTAACAAACTAACGGAGATTTTATGAGTAAACAACCAATGAATATTGATTTATCCAACGCACAGGATGTTACGTGTGAAAGTTGCGGTAACTATACATTTCAAGAAGTAGTCTTGATGAAGAGGGTTTCTGCGCTCGTATCACCTACTGGAAAGGAAGCCATCGTACCCATTCCAACGTTTGCATGTAATGCGTGTGGATTTATTAATAAGCAGTTCTTGCCCGTGAAGATTGCAGACCCCGCCGACGTTCCGGCGAAGTCGCAGTTGAAGTTAGAACTGTAAGATGTTTTCAAACAACATGCCAGATTTACAGGGATTTATGATGGACACGCGCCCACCGTCATTGTCCGACCACGGGGTATATTATTTTGCAAGTGAATTTAATACGAGCAGCACAAAAGATGTTATTACATGGATTTTAGATAGTAATTTTCAAACCAGTAATAAACTTGAAAATCTTACATTAATGATTACCAGTTATGGTGGTGATTTAATGTCTGCGTTTGCCTTGATTGATGTGATGCGCGGTAGTAGTATTCCTATTCATACGATTGGGTTGGGTGTGATTGCAAGTGCCGGATTGATGACGTTTATTGCCGGTGAGCCTGGGTGTAGATTAATTACGCCGAATACATCGATTCTCTCCCATCAGTGGGCAGCTGGAACGTATGGAAAGGAACATGAGTTGATTGCGACACAGCGACAGTTCGACTTGACTACGAAGCGTATGATTGCCCACTATCGTAAGTGTACGAAGTTGAGTGAGAAAATAATTCGGGAAAAGTTACTCCCACCACAGGATATTTGGTTGAGTTCAGAAGAAGCATTAGAATACAATCTTGCAGATTCCGTTAAAAATCTAAAGTAACTTATGGAAGAACTATACGTTGATACATCACGAATTGCTGTCCGCCCACTGAATAAAAGTGTGGCGGCAGCATTTATCACCGAACATCATTATACACATAAGAGTAGTTCGTGTCGATATGCATTAGGTATTTTTTATGTGGAAGAAGAACATTCGTTCTTTGCTGGTTCCCACGAAAAACTTATTGGATGTATGACGTATGGCCATCCTGTAAGCAACCGAGCAGTAGGCTCTCTTACAAAAATCATTCCATTGGAATTGGACAATGTATTAGAGCTTACTCGCTTGGTGGTTTTTGATGGATATGGAAAAAACATTGAAAGTTATTTTATTGGCCAATCATTTCAGTGGTTAAAACAAAATGCTCCCGAAGTAAAGATTCTTATTAGTTATGCTGACCCCGAACAAGAGCACACGGGTGGAATTTATCGAGCAACGAATTGGTTATATCAAGGATGTGGATATACCAAACTCATGCCAGATTATTCTATTAAATTATTTGAACATGGCGAATGGATTCATAGTCGTACTGTTGCCGAAAAGTTTGGACATAAAGCTGTTGAAAGTTTAGCAAGTCGCATCGGGCATACCTTTTGGCGCAAAGAAGAAACGTCGAAGCATCGATATATTTACTTCTTATGTGATAAACGTGAAAAGAAGCACTTGATTTCTGACATCAAAATACCTATATTTCCTTATGGAAGTCTAACAAAGTATACCCAGCTTATTCAGAAGGTACATGTAAAAGATGGTATTGTTGAGCACGTCGAAGTATTACAAGGTGTTGATAACGGATGGGCAAACAAACAAGGAGCATTAGCAGATGGCGAAGAAGAAAGCTGAAGTATCTGAAAAAGGAAACGAACTATTTGACTTTTTGAATGCCGTAACAACGGACCAATCCATACAATTCTTTGATGGGTTGAATGATGCAGATAAAAAGAAATATAAGTATTCCCGTTATATGATACATCGATTTCTTTCGATGAATGTAAATTATGCCCCTATCGTGAATGCATTGCAGAAGTATCCAAACATTCCCGATAGGGCACATTATCAATTTCTTACGAATGTATTACCGCGTGGGAAACAATATAATAAATATATCAAAGGTAGCAAAGATGAGAAGTATGAAACGTGGTTAGTAGAATTAGTTGCTAAACACTATCAAGTATCAAAGGTAGAAGCAATTACCTATCTAGAAATTTATTATACGCAGAATAAAGATGGATTGCGAGAACTCTGTGAAAAATATGGGATTGATAAAAAACAGTTAAAACAGGTGAAGTTATGACAGATGCTGAATTAAAACAAATTGAAATTAATTGTAATCGGGAAGACATATCTACCTTGGTTGCTTATATACGAAAACTACACATTATCCTTGACCAATGTAAAGAGATAATGTGATGAATAGTCCAGTGTCAAGTTCAATTGGTTACACGATAGAAGAGATTTTACAGACTCCTCTGTATATACCTTATTATCCACTTGTGTGGGTAGACGCTAAAGATTGGGGAATTAAAAATGAGTGAAAACGGCAAAGGTGATAAGCAGCGCCCATTGAGTGTTGACCAGAAAACATTCTCGGATAATTGGGAACGGGCATTCAGTACACCACAGGAAATGTGTGAATATAGTGGATTACCCACGCCAGTCACGGCAGAAAGTATTCAGAAAGAACTTACCGACCTTTCCAATAAAGTAAAGACCCGGACTGAAGCACCCGATGAATATCTAGCAAGCGTTCGTTCTGGAATGTTTTGGGAATTATATCCACACTTAAGTGGTAAGTGGGAACTAGACACAGTTGAATGGGAGAAGTTCAATGTTCACCGCTAAAGAAATTGGGAAAACGGAAAAAGGGAGTACCTATGTCATTGGACAGGATACTCCCTCTTCGTTTCACATATCGGTAACATATGCGGGTAATACTATTTACGAACATTTTGAAAATCCACCCAATATTGAATTTCTAAAAGAAAATATCTTGTTATTAGAAAATCAAGTAATAAGTATGCATACGCCAATTGATGTTATTGCTTAATACGAACCAGAGATAAAGTAAAATAGTGCTTGTCCATTCCCGTTACCATTAATATTAGATAGTGGAACAACCTGAACGAGATTCCAACTCCCAGAGGGACCACCCGTAAGGGAGTGCGAAACGTTAGAGCCTAGCTGATTTAACCAGTTCGTGTCGATAACCGAACCGGATGGCATTACTGCGGTATGATATTTCCAAGGCATAAACTACTCCGTATAATTAAGGTATTAATACTTCCCACTATAAATAGAATATATTCTTACAAACACTTGACTTTTACTGGTAGATTAGGTATATTTAAGTATACTCTAATAAGGAAGGAATTATGAAAGATATCCCAAAGTTTTCGCCCGCTAGTTTTTACTCACTAGGATACACCAGAGAACAAGCGCTGGCGTCTGTTGATATTGGATGGCATGGATTGGTCAATAAAGTATTTGATAAATTAGCATCCATTACCGATATTATTATTGTGATTGACCAAGTAAAGGAAAAGTACGGCGGTCTTCGTATTTATTCATCGCCGATGCACGAAGACTTTGATAAGTTTATTCTTGGATTGGAAACCGAAAGTTATAAGATTTGCGAAACCTGCGGAGAGGTAGGTGCCCTTCGTGGCGGTAGTTGGTATAAGACACTGTGTGATACGCACGCAAATAATCGTCCCGCAATTAACCCCTTTTAATATGCCACGGAAAAAGAAAGAAGCCACGCCGGAATTGGAGTTGAAATTCACGGGCAAGATGAGTATATTGATTGAGCAAGAGAATCATGGACCAATAGAGTTTCGTGTCAATGACATGGATACGGTCATGGCAGTTGTTCGTGTTATCTTGGATAAGACGGATAATAAATCAACTGTCGATGCGTATGATACCCGTATGCAAAAAACCTTTACTAAAATTCTGGATAGTATTGAATGAGTAATAAAATCAAGTAAACTAAATTTTTCTAAAACATAATGATATTTATACATGTGAGGATTGTTAGAGGCAGTCTTCACATACAAAAAATTTACCCCTGTGAGTAAGCCTACGGTGCCTCTAACACCGTTGTGTCTGAAAATGGGGGTTTTGTGTTTTAGGAGAAGTATTATGGAGAATGGATTTTATGTTTATGCGCACTTCACACTCGGCAGTGATATTCCTTTTTATATAGGGAAAGGTAGAGGTAGACGGGCATATCATTTGTATGACAGAAGTGATTTTTGGAAATCTGTGGTTAAAAAGTATGGATATGAAGTAAAAATATTATACGAAAACCTTTCATCCGAAGCCGCACTTGAAAAAGAAGTAGAACTTATTTCCTTATATGGTAGACGAGACTTAAAGACTGGCGTATTAGTTAATCAAACCAATGGTGGCGACGGGGTTGTTGGACATTCTACAGAATCTCGTAAAAAAATTTCCGATACGCATATTGGTAAACCATTAAGTGAATTTCATAAAAGGAAAATAAGTGAAGCAAATAAAGGAAGGATTGTTTCTCAAGAAGTTCGTGAAAAAATAAGAAACGCATTTATTGGAAAACCAAGACCAATAGAAGTGGTAGAAAAGATGAGAATATCCTTGACAAACAAGGGCGGAAAGAGTATATTACAGTATGATTTAGATGATAATTTTATTAAAGAGTATACAACCATAACACAGGCAGCCAAAGAAAATGGATTATGTTACAGTAGTATCAGGCGCGTCCTCAGAGGACAACACAAACAAACAAAGGGATATATCTTCAAATATAAAGAGTAAACGAATTTCTTATTCACAGTATACTATGTGGGCAAATTGTCCCCATTCTTGGAAGTTGCGCTATATTGACGGACATAAACTTGATGATTCTTCTATTCATACGGTTTTCGGCACAAGCATGCATTTGGTGATTCAAGAGTGGTTGGATGTGTTGTACAACCAAAGTGAAACGATGGCGAAGACCATGTATCTTCATGATGGATTCAAGGAGAAGTTGCTCAATCTCTTTAAGGAAAATACTACGGTTGCCGAAAATGGTGAGAAGGTATTTCTTGCCGATAAGAAAACTTTGATGGAGTTCTATGAACATGGGTGTTTGATTCTAACCTATCTACAGGAAAATTATAAGAAGATTTTCCCCACGATTAATACTAAGTTGCATAGTATTGAATATGCCTTGGACATGGAAGTCAGACCAGGCGTTCAGTATATTGGATACATCGACATTGTAACCTATAATGAAGCCACCAAGAAATATGTTCTCTATGACTTGAAGACCTCTCGGTCTGGATGGACGCAATCACAGAAGAGTGACCCATTGAAAGTTGGTCAGTTGTTGTTGTATAAGCGTTTCTTTTCGCAGCAGTTGGGTATTGATGAAAAGAATATCAGTGTAGAGTTTATTATTCTGAAACGCACTATCATGGAAAATAGTCAGTATCATATTCCTCGGATTAGTAAGTTTGAACCATCAAATGGAGCACCTTCCGTAAATAAGAGTTGGAACAGTTTTCAGCAATTCATTAATACATGTTTTGATGAAAATGGTCAGTACATTACGGAACAGACCGCATCACCCAGTAAGGATGCATGTCGCTGGTGTAAGTTTAAAGACAAAAAAGAATTGTGTTCTGTTGGTATTACAAAGTGATAAGTTACTATTTATAGGTAAATATGGTTATGTTCATGCAAACTGAGAATAGTAATGAAACATTGGAAGTATGTGGTTATGGCATCGCTTATATTGATGGGGTGCTCTGAGGCACAACCAGTAGATGTGGGGCCTGGGTTTTCACCCGCCCCATCACCAGAAAATGAAACGGTTGCATTTGCTGTAATAGCACAGTTAAACGGAGTTGCCGACACCACGTTAAAAATTCGGGTATCATGGAAAACCCCGAACGATGGATTTGGTTTACCAGAATACTATCTACATTCGATGATATCATCTAAAGTAGTAGTTGACGCGGTAACTGGTCCATTGCCCACATCAAAACGGGCAAACGGATTGGCAGATACGGTAAGTATTAAACTGAATTTAGTGAACGATACCGTAACATTAACATCGCGGGTATGGTCAGTACGTAGAACATTACTCTCATCTACACCCGCAGTTGCCACATTATTTCTTCGCCGCGGCGACCGTCCACCTCCACCACCCGATTCAATCAAGTTGGATACCATCGTAGTTCCAGCAGCACCGATTGTTGGGGGAATAGCAAATGTATTATCAATCAAGAGTATATCTGATATTGATAATTCGGCAGCATATCGTTCCTTATTCCTTCGTGAAGAAAACGGAACAACCTCATATAAAGTTGGAACAAATAGTTACATTACATTAATTGTTAAGTAATACTTACGGAGTGTTGTATGAAAAGGTTATTTAGTATGTTGTTATTGGTGGGTGCAACAACGTTGCATGCACAAACGAAAGCACCACTACAACCATTGGCTATCGCTAGTTTGTCAACAACAACCAAGACGATTAACTTCAAGTTGAGTTGGAAACAAACACAAGTAGTGGATAGCACAATGGTTGCGGTGTTTCTATCCAGAGACACCGTGCCAGTATTGTACCGCAAAACAAAACCGATTGATACCGTATCATTTAATATTCCGAATGATACGACTACCTATCGGTTTTTTTTGGTATCCGTGCGTAGAGGATTGGCAAGTTCACCGGCAAATGTAAATTACTTTTTTAACGCCGATGTATATTATCAACCGACCGGATTGGAGTTATATCCAAAAGATACGGTTGCGGTACAGGCTGGTGGCACGATACAATTCTGTGCATTTATGAAATTTAATGACGGCACTATTGCATTAAGAAATAGAGAAACAAGTATTCCAAACTGTGTTCAATATTATAATACCATTCCTGTTGCAACCAGAACTTCAGGTGGTGCAAAGCAACGCGCAGCAGATAAACTGTGTGTGAAGTGGGTTATGCCGACCGGTTCAGTGGGTACAATTACACCTGAGATATGTACCCCGTGATGAATTTGCTATTGGCAGTATTATTACAAGTACAACCCGTGAGGATTGTATATTCGTATAACAGAGTACATTACGATAGTTTAATGATTGTTGTGCAAAAGGAAAATAAAATAGTACACGATAAAAATTATAGATTGTTTGGTGTAAATATTGATTCAACACCTGTTATTGCTCGTGCAACGCCAAAAGATACCTTTGAAGTTATTATTAGGGGATATAAAAAGAATTTATATTGCATACCCTTTGTTGATAAACTTACTTATCCATACTTTAGAATAGCATATGGGTTTATGGGATTTGATTGTTTTAAATTAAATAGTATATAATACAGCCCCCCTTGACAAATCCCCTGTGATAGTGTATATTTAAGTATACTCATCATGGGGGATTTTTGAATGAACACCAGAGACATCACCATTAAAATTCCGAAGTGGATTCCTACACGATATCAACTTCGTGCGTGGAAAAGGAAACTGTATGTATTCTTTGTTCCCCCTCGTTGTCATTCTTGCAAATGTAAAATTCCTGACGACTATGGTGCATATGTAAAACGGAGAACGGGTACACATCCGTTGGGATATAAAGATGTGTATGATAATTTTGTTATCAGGTCGTCCAAATCATGGTGCAGGAATTGCATTAAAGAATATATTCACCAATTAGATTTACCGATTAGACACTGCACGTTGTGTGAGAAACCGAATACCGCCACTATAGGGTATCATTATAATAGAGATACCAAGCATACTATTATGTTTTGTTGGCATTGGTGGAATGGTAGTAACTTTTGTTTGGAGTGCGTGGATGACTTGTTGGATACTGGAACCTTTTCTAAAACATACTAAAAAATAATTATGAATACTCCGTGGATTATGTTTTTTAACCGTGCTAACAATGGTGAAGTTGTGGTTGATGTATGTATCAAACTCGTAATTGACACTAATACATATGGTGAATACTACATCACGCCACGATATGGAAAGGTGTCTGCAAATGATGTGATTGAAGTGAGAGAACCTAGTAAGGAGAAGTAATGAAACAACCTTGGTATCAGTTTCACCAACAGGAACTAACAACAATTACTAGTGCCTCATTGTATTATACAACAACTGAAGATGTTGTATTTCTTCCCGTCCTAAATGTAGTAACGGAGTAAATATGGAAAATCCAATGGTGAATTACAAAAAAATCATTGCGGATACCAATAGCAAGCATTATAATGTTGGTGATTTATATAAAGACCATACACTAGAACAGAATCGGGCAATCTGTCAAGTTGATAGACTTCCTTTCTCGGTGGGATGTATTAATATAACTGGTTGCTTGAACGTGGGAATGATGATTCGTTCGGCGTGTCTGTTGGGCGCAGAAAACTTTTATATCTTCGGACGCAAAAAGTTTGATGCTCGGTCCACGGTGGGCGCAGAAAACTATATTAATATCGTTCAATATAGTTATGATGACCCGATGACCGCCGACGAACATATTCTCGCCGAACTTCGGGAATTGAATAAAACACATTCTGTTATTCTGTGTGAACACGGTGGGTATATGCTCGGTGGAAACGATTATAAGATGGCATATGAAGGACGCCCATCACCTCTTTTTATATTTGGTAGTGAGAGTCATGGTATTCCAAAACTTATTACAGACCAAGTAGCAAATGACGGATATCCAGAATATGAGTTTGAAAGAATTAGTATTCCCCAGCGCGGAGTACTCAGAAGTTTCAACGTGAGTGCAGCAATGGCAATCGTGTGCTGGGATTATATAAATGAGATTAAACTATGAGACATCATTATACCACACAAAAAATGAACATTATGGCGTGAGTTATAATAACTTATATGTGTTAGTGCAAATACAAGGTGCGGTAGGTAATAGGATTGAACAAGTTCGTATCCCCTTGACAGTTGACGAAGCAGAACATATGATTACATTATTGCAAAAGGCAATTGAAGACCATAAGGAGATATATCTATGAATAAAAGAGCACTATACGAGGCTAATATGAACTTGCAATTAGAAGACCTTAAGAAGTCTGCAAGCATTGCGTGGGACGAATTGGATAAGTCTCATGCTGCCCGTGCGATGTTGCATGATGAATTGATTATTGCGGAAGGGCAACGTGACCAAGCAAGGATGCGAGCAGAGAAGGCAAAAGCGGAGCGGGGAGTAGATACGGGATTAGATTGTGCAGTTTGTACAACACGCATCTACGAAACGATGATTGGTGCTGGAGACGGAGCGGGGCAGAAGTTTGCACATCCTGAATCCGAAACCTCTCCAATTCGCAAACATACCAAAGCTCTTGGTGAAGTATCATATGCGCTTGAGGCATTAGAAAAAGAAAACCTAGAACTAAAACATCAAATCAATGAACTACAATTACAAGTTGGTGATTGGAAAGATGTCGCCGAACAAACAATTGCCGCTGCACGGGGTACAAGGTTAGATGCAGCAGGTGAACGACAACTGCGTGAACTGGTAGAAGAACGCGCAGAATTGTGCAAAACAGTAGCGTTCTTCGCATCAGTTATTAAGAGCGGAGAATCGTGGAGTGATACATGTCAAACAATGTACAACAATACAATTATACACTTACCGTCACGAAAATGAAAGTTAGTCCATGAACCCACAAGGATATGTTGACCCAACGAGCAAGTATTACATTGACCGTATGTGGGAAGAATATCATAAGGTTAAGAGCGATTTGGCAGCAGTAAGGATTGACGCATCAAGTGCGTGGCAAGAATATCATAAGATGAAGGAAGAACTTGCGGACACGAAGTGTAAGTTAGGTCAGATGGATGATTACATTAATGAAGTCTTAAAGCCTGAATTAGCAGATGCCAAGATTAAGTTGAAGATGGCACAGAGTGCGTGGGACGAATTGGATAAGTCTCATGCTGCCCGTGCGATGTTGCATGATGAATTGATTATTGCAGAGGGGCAGCGGGACCAAGCAAAGATGCGAGCGCAGACTGCTGAGTCTGAGCTACAGACCTTTCTCACGAAACGCTCACAGACAATCGGTGCAATTCTGACCGAAGTGGACAAAATCCGCACCGAACGCGATGAATGGAAGATGAAATACGAGGATTGGCATCAGAAAGCTCTGACCTTAGAGTCTGCACTGCGAGGAGAGCAAGGCATCTATTTTGAAGATGATGATACACATGTCAGCGTGGCCGACCTTCGTGCCGAGCGGGATGCGTTACTTACGGTGTACGAGGCCGCAGAGGATTTCATTGGGGCGCAGGGCACGGCGTATGAAGACGACCAGTACCGTATGCTATGTGGTGTACTGGGTCATACAACCAACAGCGAGGTACCACAGAAAGTAATTAAATAATGTATAATACATACCCTACTTGACAACGGTGGGGTATTGTGTTATATTTAAGATATACTCTTAAGGAGAAACTTTTATGACGATATATTATTTTAAAGATACAAATAGATTTGAATATAGACATGTGCTTAAGCAAGGCACACATATGACGCCCGATGAAATGGAACATATGAAGTCATTTGGTTGCTATGACTTTTACGTCAACAAATATATAACAGAAGTCGGAACAGTCTTGGATGAGGTGTGTTATAGTATTAATAGAGATGTATTGGAGCAAGGTATGACAGAAGAAGATAGGGAACTGATTAATCATGCAATAGAAAACAATATGGATGAGACAAACAACTATTTTGAAGATGATGATACACATGTCAGCGTGGCCGACCTTCGTGCCGAACGAGATGAATGGAAGATGAAATACGAAGCGGCAGCCGTGCACGCCAGTCGATTACGTGCATACAACGAATCATTGGTTCCATTGATTGAAGCGGCACAGGAACTAGAAAACAGTTATCATGATATCTATGTGGTAAATAAGGTGCGGCAAGCCAGTAAGAATATTAGAGAAACATGGGAAGATACCAGAGCGAGGTGTTCATGAAAGTTAGTGAACTGATTACCAAACTCCGAGAGTTAGACCAAGATAAAATGATTGTGATTAATGGGTACGAAGGAGGATGTGATTTTCCTGCCTCGTTAGAAAAAGCAAACATTATGCTTAATGTAAATAAAGAATGGTATTACGGTAAGCATGAGTTCATACGCCCATATGTTGAAGAATATGTAGAAGACGAATGGAACGCTTACCTCTTACAATCTTAGGAAATACAAATGATAGACCCATTATACAAACTCTATCGTCGTCTACTGGCAATTGACATAGACACTACTTACATTGGAAATTATCCGTGGATATACTTGGATAAGGTAAATGGAAAGCGTGTCAAGGAAAAGTATATGGCAAAACACGGATTTACGATTGCTACCGTATCAATTGGTGGCGAGATTAAATTAACCGATACAAAGAAAATCTTTGAAATTATTAGGAAATACAAATAATACCTATTATATAGTATTTAAAATACCCCCCTTGACAAAGGTGGGGTATTGTGTTATATTTAAGTATGATGAAAAATAACCTCTTTAACTCGGACAATGATTAAGACTACCCAACACTCTAGTTACTGGCTTGATGACGACCTGTTTGATAACGCTCCAGATGAGCCGAAAACCGATCTCCAGCGTATCACCAGACTCAGTGCCGTACGCCGTGGTATTGCCAATTTCGTATCAATTCTGAGCGGGAAGAATGTGCCCGTACATTTTTCCAGTGGAAAGGAATCGTATACGGATGGTACACAGGTCATTATTTCCGCCGACGAAGATATTGATAAGTTCGATGTAATGGTTGGATTGGCATTACATGAGGGTAGTCATATCCTATTGTCTGATTTCTCACTGTTGCAGACTCTAAAGCGTTCGGTGGAAGATCCGATGCGGTTTAAGAATCTACATACATATTGGAATACGGGCACACAGGCAATTGAAGCAAAGTCTGGAAATGTTTTTACCGATATTCTCCATCCCGATATTGTAAAGTTGCTGCCCGATTATCCGGCAAAGATTGGCATGTATCTTGATGAAGAGTCTCCGTATTGGAAGGCATCATTGCAGGTATTGGACGATCTTCGATTCTTGATGAATATTTTGGAAGATCGGCGCATTGATAACTATGTGTATAAGAATGCAATGGGATACCGCCCTTATTATCAGGCATTGTATAACAAGTATTTTTATACAAAAGAAATGGGAAAGAATCTTCGGTTCAATCCCAAGTTTCGTGAACTGACGGTAGAAAATTATATCATTCGTTTGTTGTATTGTATTCATCCTGCCGCAGACTTCGACGCAATGCCTGGTCTCCGAGCATTGATTAATCGTATGGATTTAAATACGATTGATCGTGTCAGTCCGAAATACGATAAGCAGATTATGTACGATGTGTTCGGCGACTCCGGCCTGAAGAACCAGACTACTCCTCGTCCGGCATGGCTGACAGAACCTACGTATGAGTCTATGCCAATGTTGTGGAAGGAAGCAAATGTATTGTATGCACATATTCTAAAGTATGTGGGTATGGTTACTTATGAACCCAATAAGGAACCTTCGCAGAATCCTATGAATGATATTATCCAGCAAAAGTCGTCGGCACTTGATGGACTGCCAGACCTTGATGGTGCGCCTGGCACGGATGATATGGAGCCCGTTCCTGTTGAGAAGGATACAAAGGGCAAGGGTAGTAAGCAGGTTGAAGTGGACGGTAAGTTTAACGAAAAGGCGGCACGGAAGGAATTGGAAACTGCTAAGAAAGTGTTGGAGGGCGATATCAAGAAAAAGAAATTGTCCAAGAATGATGCGGACGCAGTAACTGCCTTGGAAGAAGCAGATGCCATGATGGTCGATATTGCCGGTGAAGGTGTTCCGTTCGGTAAGTGCATGGTTACTAGGAAAATCACAGACGAACTTATGAACCAAGATTGGTTTATTTTCAAACGGTATGGATGGGAACGCGACCTTAATGATGACCGATCTGACGCATCCATTGCGGCAGGAAAGCGTATGGGACAAATTCTAGTTCATCGGTTGCAGGTTCGCAACGATCCAATGATTACTAAGCAGACGAGATTGCCGCAGGGTGGATTGGATCGACGGTTGCTGGCACAGTTGGGTATGGATATTACTTCAGTGTTTCAGAAGTCTCGCACCGATATTCATAAACCCGCCATGTTGCATCTTACATTGGATGCGTCGGGTTCTATGAGTGGAAGAAAGTGGGACAAGGTTCGGTCGGTGGCAGTTGCACTGGCCTATGTTGGTTCGAAACTCCGTAATGTGGATACCGTGGTATCTATTCGCGGTGGCAACGATATGCCAATTGTATCGGTCGTATATGATTCTCGGCGTGATCAACTGTCACGGTTTCTTAGGTATATGCGAGTGCTGCAACCTGCTGGAGCAACGCCAGAAGGATTGTGTTTTAAGGCAACGATGGACCTTATTATGGAATGTAAGGATACGCATGATGTATACTTCATTAATTTCAGTGACGGTGAACCCTCATTTGGATATTCTGAAAAAAGTGCGATGGGTAAAAAGAATAGCCGGAGAAATTCGTATGGCGGAGCATACTTCAGTTATGCTGGAGAAACTGCCACCAAACATACGAAAATGATGGTCCAGCAGTTGCGTGATTCTGGAATTAAGGTATTAAGTTATTTTATTAGTGAAGGAACATATACTCCGGCATATCCAGCATTTAAGAGTATGTATGGGGAGGATTCGGTATCAGTTAATGTTCAAAATGCTACCGAAGTATTACGAACCCTTAATTCTAGATTGCTGGTTAGGGGTTGACAAATAGGTGGGAATGTGTTATATTACAGAAGGTTCAATAATCAATCATTTTTCGGAGAGTAAAACAGTGACTAAGGTCAAGAATACGCAGGTAGAAATCGTGGTGGCATTGAATGATGCAAATACCCCAGTTAACCAGTTTGGTGACACGGTTGATTTGGCAGCACACAAGAGTCGTCACCTGCGTAAGAATGGAGGGTGTTATCGTATGATTACCACAAAGACTGGCTCGACGCAGATGCGTCACGCAGATATCAGTGTGTTTGATGCACTGGTGAAGAACGCAGTTCCGTTGGATACTACCGACAATCGTTCGGATGAAGTGCAGGAAGATATTGAAAAATATCTGGCGGACAGCATTGACCTTCGTCCGTCCAATCTTATTCTTTCCGATTTGAAGTGGAAGTATCTGATGCGCTCAGTGGTTCGTGGCAAGAACATTATGATGACGGGCCCTTCGGGATGTGGTAAGACTCTTGCAGTCCAGAGTGTTGCAAAGGCATTAAATGGTCGTCCATTCTTTTACTTCAACCTTGGCGCCACCACCGATCCTCGTTCGTCTCTGATTGGTAATACCCATTATAGTAAGGAAAAGGGAACCTTCGTAGCAGAGGCATGGTTCTGTCAGGCCATTCAGAAAGAAAATGCTATCATCATGATTGACGAGTTGACGCGTGGAACCTCTGACGCATGGAACATTCTCATTACGGTACTTGACGAAAACCAGCGATATCTCCGAATTGACGAGAAGCCTGATACGCCGACTATCAAGGTTGCGAAGGGCGTGACATTTATCGCCACGGCAAATATCGGTAGTGAGTATACCGCCACCCGCGTACTTGACCGAGCGATGATGGATCGTTTTACGGCAATCGTTGAAATGGAACCACTGTCGGTTGAGAATGAACTGAAGCTGATTAACATGACTTACCCGAATCTTCTGGGAGATTCGGCTCGGGCAATTGCTGAAATTGCTGGAAATACCCGCACGCAGGTTCGTTCTGATGATCCGAAGGTTACCACTTCAATCTCTAGTCGTCTCACGGTAGAAATGGCAGGATTGATTTATGATGGATTTAGTTTGGCAGAAGCAGCAGAGGTATGTATCTATCCGTTCTTCTCGGATGCAGGTGGTGCAGATTCGGAACGCACCTACATGAAGCAGTTGGTTCAGAAGTACATCCCAAGTATTCTGAACACTGGTAATGTGTGGGACAACCTTCACAGTTCGACGGTGGGTGTGTCTTAATAGATAGTTCATAAATTCTCATCAACACTATAGTAGATAAAGAAATGTTGAATTGATTGAAATCAGAAAAATGGTGATATTTATATATGCCTGGAAAGCAATATCACTTATAATCCCCCATGAGTACAGACCCACATGCTTTCCAGGCCTGGGTTTGGAAAGTGGGGGATTTGAGAAATGTAATGGATTATTATGTATATGGACACTACATCCCCGGCTCTGAAGTTCCCTTCTACATCGGTAAAGGTAGAGGTAAACGAGCTAGAGATATTTCAAACAGAAATAAATGGTGGCACAACATAAAGAAAAAACATGGATATGAAATCAAATATCTGTATGAAAGTATGTCTCCTGAACTCGCATGTGAAAAAGAAAAGGAATTAATTAAACAGTACGGTAGAAGAGATATTGGAACCGGGTGTTTAGTGAATCTCACTGAGGGAGGAGATGGGACCGGTGGCCAATTGTTTACTAAAGAATACCGACAGAAACTTAGTAAAGGATTAAAACGGTATTACGAAAGCGACGAGAATAGAAAAAAGGTTTCGGAGTTGAGGAAGAAAACGGCAAGTAGTCCAGAATTTAGAGAAAAATGTAAACAAGCCGCCCTACGTGGGTGGCAAACTAGAAAACAACAAACTCAAGAGGAACAAGAAACAAATGGGACGAACATATAAGGACCAGAACAAGTGGGATCGTAAGCGTACCAAGCGCGATGAAGACCCTGTGAAGGAACCACGAAAGACGGCAAAGAATCGACTTGATGAAATTATTCCTTCTGACGACGAACTTGCTCCCTACGAGGAGTATGACTATGAGGATTACCGATAATGGAAAATATGACTACCGAAGAACCCTCTGGAAAAGATTTTGTATTCTGGGTAAACGATGCCGCCGGTGGGCGGGGCGGATATTTCTATCGAGCAGTTGGACTAGGAGACTTTCTTCAAACGATTGTTGATTCTGGTGAAACGCCCGTTGGTATCCGAGTTGAAGTCGGTAGTAACAATGTAGAAGTTATTGTTGCCGATGATTTCATTAATAGTTTAAAGCCTATATCTGAGGAAGTATAATGATACGATACGAGTATAATAAGCTAACGCTTACCGCAAGTAGTTACAATAGAAAACTTAGTATTGAACTTCCTTCGGATAGTAATAATACAGAAGTATTTGATGCATTTAAAGCACTGATGGTGGGATTGACATTCAGTGAACAATCGTTTGACAATGCAGTGACGCAATATTTTTATGAACAAGGATTAGACAAGGATGGGGACCGTTATGGCAATTCATGATGATAACTGGACTAGTGAATTTAAAAAGATAGATGCAGTGGAAGAAATTTCAACATTTCCGTTAATCTGGTTTATCTTGATTACTGCGTGTTTATATGTAACGGTGCCAGAAATCTATAATGCTGTCGTTTCAAACCCAACGCAAGCTATTCGGTTTTCATTGGCGTCGGGTGGTATTGTGATGTTTGCAATTGCAGTAAAGGCAGCACTTAAACTGTATGTAAGGAATATGAAGTGACACAAATTTGGGTAGTCGAAGATGGGAATCAAAAAATTATAGGGGCTGAACTTGATGCGGTGAAAGCAATTATGAGCGCGTTCCCATCAGTAGAATATACGGGAAAAGAATCCAGAGATAATATGTTATTGTTTGCACTTCAAACTAAAAATCTCCGACACTATACATGTGGTCAATATACACTACGACCACTAAATGTTGTTCACACACGATACAAGGAATTTATACCCTAATGTACACGAAAGTAAAAGAATTCTTCACACTGTTTTTTATTCAGATATTGTCGTATAGTATTCTGTGCGTGAATTATCGCGCAGTAGGAAACGCGCACTATCATACTGCCGCAGTCAGTGACTTTCTTATTGCGTCACTTACCTTCTTTGTGATTCGAAAAATTGCGCACGGTCAAGACCACGCACATCAGTGGGCTGGTTACGCATTGGGCAGTGTGGTTGGTAGTTATGTAGGCATTTGGATTTCCTCAACATTTTTAGGCGGATAGTATGATTTTAATTTTAAGTGATATTCATGGCGATTATCGGGTATTGCAACGAGCCATTGATAAGGCCAACGAGGTTGGTGCTGCGGCATTAATTCAAGTTGGTGACTTTGGATTGTTCCGTTCATTTGGTATGAATAGTGAAGAGCAGTTTAAAAATGTAGTGCATACGTCAAAGTGTCCTGTATATTTCATCGACGGCAATCATGATGATTGCACACGCTGGACAACCTACACGGAAGTATCGCAGATATATCCAGAGCTTCCATTATATTATGTTCCCCGTGGCACGGTGATGGAAATTGATAATCGTACAGTTGCCTTCATGGGCGGTGCAGGAAGTATTGATAAGAATATCCGATTGCAGGAAGGATGGCACTGGGACGAAAGGGAGAATATTAGTCCCTACGAAGTATTACGCATGATGGATAACGCAAAGGACAAACAGATTGATTTGTTTATTACCCATTGTCCTCCGCACAGTGTTATTGAAGAACATTTTGACCCTAGAGCAAAACTGCAATTCGGTGTAGGATTGGATTGGCATGACCATAACCAAGATATCATTGAAAACATTTGGCATGCAATCGGAACGCCGATGGTATATTCTGGTCACATGCATAGAAAAGTAGAAGGTATGACATATCGTATTTTGGACATTAACGAACTATTGGCGGTATAACATGGGAATTCAAAGTGTAGATGTTATCGTAGATTTGCAGTACGGCGATACCGGCAAAGGGAAAATTACCCATCACCTTGCCAAATCCGGTTTTTATGATATTGTACTACGATATAATGGCGGTAGTAATGCGGGACATACCGTATATCATAACGGTGAAGTAATTGTAACGCACCAGGTTCCTATGGGCGTACTGCACGGCATCACTAGTATTATTGGTCTGGGATGTGTGGTGCATGTCGGTAAATTGATTGAGGAAATTCGAGCGTTAAATGCTATCGGCATTGATACGCAGAACTTAATTAAGATTGATAAACGTGCGCACGTGGTGACCGATCAGCATATTCACGATGACAAAACGGACACTATCATCGGTACAACGGGACAAGGTATCGGTCCTGCCTACCGTGATAAGTATAGTCGCACGGGCATTCCTATCGGTAAGATGGATATGTCTCAATATCATCATTTGTTTGAAGTGATTGATATCTATGATTATTTATTTGTTCACGAAGACAAGTATAATATTTTGTGCGAAGGGGCGCAGGGATTTCATTTAGATATTGATTGGGGAGAATATCCGTATGTTACCTCATCGCATTGTACCGTTGGTTCTGTATGCTTAAACGGTATTCCACCGCATAAGATTCGTAAAGTATATGGTGTTATGAAGGCATATGAAACATATGTCGGCAACAATAAAAACTTTACAAACCAAGACGATGAAGTGTTAAAGACTATTCAATTGGTTGGGCAGGAAGTCGGCGCAACTACTGGCCGTCCACGCCAAGTGAATTGGGCAAATCTGGATAATGTTATTAAGGCAATGCATATTAATGGCGTCACTGATTTGATTATTAATAAGGTAGATATTTTACGGGCAGTAAATAAGTTTGCCGTTATTGACGATGGCATGATTAAAAACTTTATGAATTACTATGATTTTAATCGGTATGTAAGTGCGAGAATGTATGATTCAAATAATCGTGGATTAAAAATTACATGGTCACAAACTCCAGATAGCATTTAAAAAATGAATGTTTGGTGAAACACGGTGATATCTATTCTATAGAAGTCACTAGAACGAGATTATAATGAATAAATCAAAATATACAACTATACAAATTCGTAGAGAAATCAATGAACATGTCCGAAAGCTCTGTAAAGAGCGTGGATGGCTAGCCTCCACATTTACAGAGAATTATTGGCTGGGTGAAATCTCAGCAAGTATGTCTGGTAGTATCCTCGTTTAACCAAAATAAATATGCCTTTATATACAAAAGCAGAAATAACTATCCCAGGAAGGATTGCGGGAATAGACCCACAGTATATTGCCGTACCTATTACTGCGGCCAGAGCATTAGATAACGGCCGCGCTAATAATGTACCCGACACGTATCCAAATACAGCAACTTCTTCCGGTGGTTGGGTGTGGATAAATCCAACTTATGAATTTGCGGCAGAATTATTGACGGCATATCAGAACGGAACGTTCACAGGCGGGTCAGAAGAAGTTGCTGGTCGCGGCGTAGAATTCCGTATGCTCAGTGACCTTGCTCCGAACCCCGATTCAACATATATTGGGGCTGTTAATACTAATAACACCACCGTTATCAACACTGTTCCCGTTGAAACGGGAACTACTAGTAATGCTAATATGGAGGTTATAGGCACGGCAGCTGCTGGCGGGTCCGATTCAGCACAACTTACGGCGTATATTGAAGCAGAACTTAGAGCAGAAGTTAGAAAGCAATATCCGGAACTAGTAGGTCCAGCATATGAAAATTCTGATACGTTAAAAAATTTAAGAGTATTTTCGGTTGCATTATCACGTGCAATTAAAAAATATTTAAATACAGACGTTAAAACTGCGTACTTGACATTAGAAACAGCGCCCGTTACTTTAAATATAAGAGGCTCAGCGGGAACTGGTGGTTCTAATATTACTCCTAATCCACATAGTCATCCGATTAACCCAAATCCACATCGACATGATATTGTGGCACCGTAAATTTATCAACACTTAACAAAATACTATTATGAAACAATGGTTACCAAAAGAACAACGTAAGAAAATCATGTTAATGTCCGATGACATCCGAGTCCATTCGGGTATTGGTGTTATGTCTAGAGAAATTGTAGAACAAACATGTGGTATCTTTAATTGGATTCAAGTGGGTGCCGCAGTTAATCACCCAGAAGCAGGAAAGCAAATTGACATCAGCGCCGAGGTAGCAAATGTTACGGGTGTTACTGATGCATCAGTCCGTATTTATCCACAGAACGGATATGGAGATAGTATGGTGGTTCGGCAGTTGTTGGAAATCGAAAAGCCCGATGCCATTCTGCACTTTACCGATCCTCGTTATTGGATTTGGCTCTATCAAATCGAACACGAAATCCGTCAGAAGATTCCTATGTTGTTCTATACTATTTGGGATGATCTTCCTTACCCCAAGTATAATAAGAATTTCTATAAGTCTGATGACGGATTGTTTTGCATTAGTAAGCAAACCTATAACATTGTCAAGCAAGTGTTGGGTGAGGATGCTAAGGATAAGGTTGTTACCTATCTTCCACATGGTATTGACCATGTGAAGAAGTTCTACCCGATTGCCGAAGATAATGTAGAGGGGCAGTCGTTGATAAATAATGTCAAGGAAGGTATACTGAACAATCAAGAAGTAGACTTCGTGGTATTCTATAACGCACGTAATCTTCGTCGTAAGATGACTTCTGATGTACTGCTTGCCTACGACCATTTCTTGTCACAACTTCCAAAGGAAAAGGCAGATCGTTGCCGCATCGTCATGCATACCGCGCCAATAGACGAGAATGGAACAGATCTTCCCGTCGTTATCCGAGATGTGGTACCAAACGTGAAGGCAGTCTTTAGTAATCAGCAAGTTCATGCAAGTGTGCTTAACGCTCTATACAACGTCGCCGATGTTACGATTAATCTCGCAAGTAACGAAGGATTTGGGTTGGGTACGTGTGAAAGCATGTTGGCAGGAACGCCGATTATTGTCAACGTCACGGGTGGATTGCAAGACCAATGTGGGTTCAAGAACGATGAAGGTGAATACCTTGACGCAGAAAAAGATTTCACGTTTGAATGGGGCAGTAATCACGATGGCCGCTTCCGTAATCATGGTGAATGGGCATTCCCATGTTATCCAACATCAAGGGCATTACAGGGTTCACCACTGACTCCATATATTTTTGATGATCGGTGTGATTGGAAAGACGCGGGCAATCAAATTCTTGAACTGTACAACATGACACGCGAAGAACGAAAGCGCCGTGGTATGTTAGGTCGTGAATACGCAATGGGCCCAGGCATGATGACAGCAGAAAAGATGGGAGAATTGTTTGTAGAACATATTAATACAACGCTGGAAAATTGGACTCCGCGGGAACGTTATACTTTAGTGAAAGCGTAATATGAAACGTGCATTAGTGACTGGGATAAACGGCCAAGATGGTTCGTATATGGCTGAATTTCTTCTTGATAAAGGATATAAAGTATACGGGATGGAACGCAGAGTCTCTGTAAAAAATAGAGAGAATACCAATCATTTAGAATTACATCCAAACTTTCAATTCATTATCGGAGACTTGTCAGATCAAAATTCACTGCTACGGTGCATAAAAACGTCAGATCCCGATGAAATATATAATTTTGCGGCACAGTCTTTTGTGGCAGAAAGTTGGAATACGCCAGAACAAACTAGTGATATTACTGCTCTCGGTGTCCTAAGAATGTTAGAAGCTATTCGTGAGTACGGCAAACCTATTAAATTCTACCAAGCATCATCCAGTGAGATGTTTGGTAGAATGGTAGAAAATCCTTCTAGAGAAACTACGCCATTTTATCCACGTTCTCCATATGGAGTTTCTAAGTTATATGGCCATTGGATTACAAAAAATTATCGTGAAAGTTATGATATGTTTAATGTGTCTGGATTGTTGTTCAATCATGAAAGTGAACGCCGTGGATTGGAATTTGTTACTCGTAAGATTACACACGGTGTTGCCCGAATACATCTTGGATTGGATACCCATATAGAACTAGGTAATTTAGATGCGGGTAGAGATTGGGGATATGCACCGGACTACGTAGAAGCAGCGTGGATGATGTTACAACAAGAAACGCCAGATGATTTTGTAATTGCTACGGGCGAAGTCAGAACCATCAGAGAATTTTTAGATACAGCGTTCAATAACGTGGGAATTAATAATTGGGATTCGTATGTTAAAATAAATCCAAGATATATTCGTCCCGCCGAAGTTGAAGTATTATGCGGAGATGCAAGTAAAGCTAAAACTGTACTTGGGTGGGAACCAAAAACTCCATTTGATGTATGGGTAAAGAAAATGATCAATCATGATATTAAAAAATTAGAGGTTATGGTATGAATACAGAAGTAAAGCCATTGTGCGTAGTTCGTGCCCCATGCGCAACGCGCTCGGGATACGGAGATATGAGCCGAGATATTATCCGGCACCTTATTGAATATGATAAGTTTGATGTAAAAGTTCATAGTGTGAATTGGGGTGACACGCCTATGAACGCATTGGATGAAAACGATCCAAAAGACAAAATGATCTTGGATAGAATTATTCGTTCAAATATAAACAAGCAACCCGAATTGTTTATTTCTATTACGGTTCCCAACGAATTTGAACCGATTGGAAAATATAACATTGGTATTACTGCGGGGATTGAAACGACCACAGCGTCACCTCAGTGGATTGAAGGATGCAATCGTATGAATGCAATCTTTACGATTTCTGAACATTCTAAGAATGTATTTGAAAATAGTAAGTATGGATACCAGAATCCACAGGGACAACAAGGAACGATGGAACTTACAAAACCTATCGAAGTTCTACACAATTGTATTGATACGAACATCTTTGGAAAGAAGGCGCCTACCGATGCTGAATTTACGAAGACGTTGAATACCATTCCAGAAACATTCTGCTTTGCTTTCGTTGGACATTGGCTCCGTGGTGAGTATAGTGAAGATAGAAAGAATGTGGGGGTATTGATTAAACTGTTCTTAGAAACATTTAAGCAGATTACAGATCGTCCACTACCAGCACTTATTCTTAAGACGAGTAGTGCAGGATTTTCTATATTGGACCGTGAAGAAATTCTCACCAAGATTCAACAGTTAAAGGATTCGGTTGTACTAACAGGCGTACAGAAACTTCCAAACGTATATTTACTACATGGTGAGTTGACGGAAAAGGAAATGAATACGTTGTATAACCACCCGAAGGTCAAGGCACATGTGAGTTTTACAAAGGGTGAAGGATTTGGTCGTCCACTCTTGGAAGCAAGTGTCAGTGGTAAGCCTGTGATTGCAAGTGGTTGGAGCGGTCATATGGACTTCCTACGACAAGACGAAGCGGTATTGATCGGTGGAGAATTGAAGAATGTGCATCCAAGTTCTGTGTGGGAGAATGTCATTATGGCAGAATCACAGTGGTTTACCGCAGACCCACAGCAATGTGTCAATGCAATGGGTGCAGTATTCATGGATTATACCACCTTTAAGAATAAAGCATACGCTACAGCAGACCGTAACCGTAAGCAGTTCTCGTATGAAAGTATTCAGAAACGAACGTGGGAATTGCTGGATAAGTATGTTCCTGAGTTTCCCAAGCAGTTGCCATTAGTGTTACCGAAGTTAAAGAAGATTGAACTTCCCAAGCTAAATAAGGTTGAATAATGGCGTTACGGAGTGAACGCAAGTTTATATCAAAAAATAATATAAAATCTGGTATGCTTATAGAATTTTCGTATAAGAAAATTAAAGATGGGAGTACTGGAAGTTATATAGTGTTGGTGATTGATCCTGCTAAAAAAAATGAATCAACGACTAACGACCAATTACACGGATTATTGGTAGATGATTTGTCGGATATGGATCTTGTTAGAATATCAACAGAATTTGGACAAGTATTTAACTACAGTGGGGATAATAGGTCGAATCCACTAACAAATTTACAATCCGACGACGCGTACGCTCGGTATACAGCCTCAACTATGAAAAATGATCGTAGATATAGAACCTTTGCAGTAAATAATATCTCTAGTTTACGACAGATTTTAATCGGAGAACTTGAATGACTAATCCATTTGGAGTATGTTTAGAACCAGAATGCCACGATAAACCAAAGTTGCCATCACTCACTGATATGGCGAAGGGATTCGTTGGAAGTGCAAAAGATATTATCTCTGGAGTTGTTGCAGGAGAGGGTCTTATTGCACCCGACGAAGTTTACAACCACCGCATGAGTATCTGCGGTGGTTGTGAGTTCTTTATTAAAGAAGATAACCGGTGTAGTAAATGCGGATGTTTTATGGAAGCAAAGAGTAAGTTTATAAAAACAACGTGTCCAATGAATAAGTGGTAATCACATCTGTTGACAAATGGATATGAATATGTTATATTACAGAATGGATTAATTATACACAATTTATAATAAAGGTTTATTATGGAAGAAATTTTGAAGTTAGTAGAAGAATATATAAAGAATAAAGATTCTAAAAAGACGTGGGTAGCCGGCGAAGATTGGGTTCAGTATGCCGGTCCATACTTTACTCACGATGAATATGTTAATGCCATACGAAGTTTATTGAGTGGATGGTTGGTCCTTGGCGCAGATGCCATAAAATTTGAACGTAAGTTTCCAGAGTTATTGGGCAAGAAACTTGGGCTATTTGTCAACAGTGGATCTTCTGCCAACTTATTGATGTTGAAGGCATTGACTTCTATGAGAGGCCGAAACTTCCCAAAGGGCAGTAAGGTAATTACTCCGATTGCTGGCTTTCCAACCACGATAAACCCAATCTTCCAAAGTGGATTTGAACCAGTATTTGTGGACATTGAATTAGATACGTTGAATCTCAATTTGGATGAAGTAGAGAAGGTATGTCAAGAACACCCAGATGCAAAAATTATTACGTTTGCACACGTTCTTGGCAATCCGCCCAACATGGATAAGTTGATGGAGATTATTAAGAAGTATGACCTCATTCTGTTGGAAGATTGTTGTGATGGATTGGGGAGTACGTATGATGGAAAGAAACTTGGTTCATTTGGTGAAATGGCCAGTTGCTCGTTCTATCCTGCACATCATATCACAACGGGAGAAGGTGGCTTCGTTGCAATGAATGACCCAGAGACAGAAAAGATTGTTCGGTCATTTAGAGAATGGGGCCGTGGATGTTACTGCGTCGGTAAGCAGAATCTTTTGGCAAACGGTTCATGCGAATGTAGATTTAGTAATTGGCTTCCAGCACTTCCAGATTATTTGTTCGACCACAAATATGTGTATGAAGAGATTGGATATAATTTAAAGCCTATTGAACTTCAAGCGGCAATTGGATTGGCACAACTTGATAAGTTGGAAGAGATTGGGCAGAAACGCCGTGAGAATTATAATAACTTATTCGCAGCATTCTCTAAGTATGAAGAGTACTTCCACCTGCATAGAGCACAACCAAAGTCAGACCCCGATTGGTTTGCCTTTCCAGTGACGTTACGTGACGATGCACCGTTTAAACGGTCTGATATCTGTCAGTTCTTTGAATCTCATATGATTCAAACACGGCCGTACTTTGCTGGTAATATTATGTTGCAACCTGCCTATGCCGGAATGTATGATGTGAATGAAGTAATCACAAAGTTCCCAGTAGCAAGAAAGGTTACGACAGATACATTCTTCTTAGGGACTAGTCCCGTTATCAACAAAGAAAAGACTGATTACATTGAACAGATACTAAACAAGTTTATCTCAGGAATTTGCCAATGATAGTTACAAACATAGGAAAGCATTACGTCTCGGATTTTATTAAGTCAGACGATGACTATGGAAATAGAACTAAGTGGTCATTGGATTTAGAACTTGATGAAAGTATTGGAGCGGTTAGATTAACTGAAGTTCCTCCATCTAATACAATGTGGGGAAAGTATTGGTATCGTTCTGGAATCAATGCTACCATGACTAAGGAACTTGGTAGTATTGTACAAGAGATAGTATCTCGCGTTAGTTTACAGGATAATGATATTTGGTTAGACATTGCTTGTAATGACGGTACATTACTACGTCAAGTTCCTTCTAATCTTGTAAAGTTGGGAATAGATCCCGCGGAAGATTCTTTTCATGTAGAATCATCTAAACATGGCATTGTTATTCAAGATTATTTTAGTTATGATGCGTATAAACGTACTGGGTATGGCGATAGAAAGGCAAAGGTAATCACAACTATTGCTATGTTCTATGATTTGATGGACCCACATCCATTTATAGAAGATATAAAGTCTGTGTTGGATGATGATGGTGTTTGGGTATTACAGATGTCGTATACACCACTGATGCTTGCGCAATTGGCATTTGATAATATATGCCACGAACATGCCTATTATTATTCACTATCGTCAATCATGTCATTGTTTACTGGACATAATTTAAAAGTAGTAGACTGTGAGTTAAATGATGTGAACGGTGGAAGTTTCCGTGTGTATGTACAAAAGTATACGGCTAGCGCTAATTCATTTGGAACTGGTCCGTTACGCGATGTATGTGGATTTAGAATGAATGCAATTTTACATTATGAACGTGAATACTTTGATTTAAATAATATCGAAGTATGGAATACATTTCAGCAAAATATTGAAGACCTGAAAGAGCAGACCGTATCCTTTATTAAGGCTGAGAAAGCAAAGGGAAAGATTATTTGTGGGTATGGTGCATCTACTAAAGGTAACACGTTGTTGCAGTGGTTTGGATTGGACCATACATTGATTGACGCTATTGCCGAACGTTCTCCGTATAAGTTTGGATTGAAAACTATTGGAACTAATATCCCTATTCTTTCCGAAGAAGAAGTACGAGCAATGAAACCCGACTATATGTTAGTTTTACCTTGGCATTTTATTTCTGAGTTTGTCAAACGTGAATCTGAGTTTTTGTCTAATGGGGGGAAGTTTATAGTTCCTTGTCCACAATTTGAAATAGTAGGTAAATAATAATGGAAACTATCGCCAATTTAATTGACAAATTAACTATTACTAATACAAGAATCTGGATGGCTGAAGATATCAAGCGTGACAAAAATGCTACAGATAAACAAATTGCTGATGCTACTAGAGTAACAAATGTTGCAAACAGTTTAAGAACTGACCTCATCCAAGAAATTGATGAGAAATTAAACGAGATGGTATCCACTGGAAAATTACAGAAATTATATAAACAAGGTTCAACAAAAATGTATGGTAAATAACTTTTTAATGGGCGGCAAACTTGGAGATTTTCTACATTCATTGTTTGCTGTAAAGCACCTGAGTTCAACTGCTAATGTTCATATGTACGATATTGGGTGGGAATTCGGTATTGATAATACCTATGAAGAATTAAAACCAATATTATTGAATCAGAGTTATATACGTTCACTTTCTATTCTCACCGATTATGAATTGGACCCAATACAAACTTCAACCAACAATACCCCAGTTCGAATCAAGAATTTGAAGCTAGTGAATGATGGGTATGTAGATTTGGGTGGATACATTCGTTCTCCTTTTTTATATAAAGCGTGTTGGTCAGAATTGTATGCTAATACATTCAATTTTACAATTGGAAATGAATATGCATGGATGACTCATAATAAAATAGATGAGAGATTTATTGATAAGGTAGTAATTCATCGAAGAAACAATCCAGCACGGCTAAATGATGATTTCCCATTCAGTCAGATTATAGAGCAGTATGGAGATGATATTATATTTGTGTCATCAAATGAAGATGATTATCGGGCATTTCCCTATCAACACATTCCATTTGTTAAGATAAGTACACTTGATGAATGGTTCACCACCATCAATTCATGTGGACTAATGATTTCTAATCTGACTTCCCCTGCCGTGATAGCACATGCATTAGATGTACCACGTATTATAGAATTACCGAATACTTTAGATTCCATGCATTGCATGGGTGAAGAAAAACATTCATCAAACATTGATTGGTATTTATCAGACACTCAAAACACACTATATGAAAAAATTCTTAATTAGTACACATGGATTTGACATGGGAATTGGAGGACTCAAAGTTCTCCATAAGCTGTGTCATCTCCTAAATGAACGCGGCCATGACGCATACTTAATTCCCTTGAATTTCTCACAGGAATTTGGTGTGTATGAAAAATATAATACTAAAATGGTAACACAAGAAATACTGGATAACTTGAATGATGTGGTAGTAATATATCCAGAGAGTTGGTATGGAAATTATTTAAACGCGCCCAACGTGGTACGATGGATTCTCGGTCCACCAAGCAAACCTCACATAGACACATGGGAAAATTCTGATCTTTGGTTTTGGTATGTCTCGTTATATAAAACTGAGGAATATTATAAACATTCTGATAATTTATTGTATGTTGGTGAATCACACAAAGACATATTTTTTGACCGAAGAATGCCGAGAACCGGATCGTGTTGGACACTTAGAAAGGCACAATCAATTATCCAACAACATCAATACATACATCCAAAAGATAGTATCTTCATTCCATATCATGCGGCTGGCGATGTGGTGGGGCTGTCTTCATTATTTAATTCAGTAGAACGTTTTTATTGTTATGATACCTATACTTATCTCACGATACAAGCATTAATGTGTAACACCGATACTATAGTTATTCCTAACAAAATTGACAAAGAAGAATACATTTCTGGATTTTGGTTACATAAGTATATCGCATATGGAGTAGATGATTTAAATAGAGCTAAGAGTATTAGAAATGAATTTAATGATGAACTTAATAGGATTGAAGAAATTACAAATCAGCAACTTGACATTTTTGTGGAAAAGTGTTATGCTTACTTTAAGTGATTTTAGTTTCTTACTGGTAACTCCTGGTAAGGATGTAGATCGCCTTCGCGGTGTATATGACTCAATACGCGCGGAGTATCCAAAAAATGAGATAGTTATCGTTTATGATAATAATACGGCTGCTATATTAAATTCCGACGATGAAAATTTGATAGAGGTATCAACGGATCATAGAGTGTACGTCAGCGAGGGATACAATCTTGCACTTTATAATTGTAGTAAAAAATGTTTCGTGTTTTTACACGATGACACATTTGTTGCGAAAAATTTTCTAGAAAATATCATACCCAATGTAACAGAAACACAATTTTGTAACTTCGTTACGGTAGAACCCCCATTATATAATGAACCAGATACTATACAAAAACCTATTAAAAACTTTGGTCGGTCTATAAGTGAATTTGATTTGGATGCATTTAATCAATTTTGTGAGGAACGAATTAAACTTCTTCCACAAGATATTTTTGAATCTCCGTATGGTGGATTTTTTATGGCGGGCTATAAGAGTTCAATAGATGCCATCGGTGGGTTTGATATTACCTTTAAGCCATATTTTTTTGAAGATGCAGATTTAATGCTTAGAATGCATATGGCAGGATATAACTTTGTTCTTGCTTGCAATAGTTTAGTATATCACATGGGGAGTTTAACTTCTAGAGGAACAAAAGAAAGTGACGAAGCGATGCAAACTACGTCAAAATTATTCGTATTAAAATGGAAAGTTGCCTGGGAAATGGTGAGGAAATATACATTGGATAATGGTATTCCATACCGATACATACCAGCAAAGATAGTGGCGCATAATAGTAATACACACTTAGATGAATATATAAATCTTATCAGTGTTGATGAAAGTAATATAACAGTTGAATTTGACGCGAATAAGTTGACGCCAACTGCAGTAGAATATTTACAATCGTTATCTTATATACTACAGTCAATAGAAGATATCGGCGTTTACGAGATAGAAAATTTTACAATACACTTCCGGAGTAATTAATGGATAAACTAGTAATAGCAAACATGATGAGATGTAAGAATAAACAATCTTTTTTCGCACTACATCAGATTCAAACTAAAATTTTTAATGTAGACCCAGAACTACAGGTAGAATTTCATATTCTGTGGGATAATACGGACCCAAATAATCCAGAGAATCAAGATGATCCTAAATGGGCAGCGTTAATTGAAAAACATATTAAAAACATTCATTCATATGATAGACAGTTTTTAAAGAATTATATGAAAACTGTATACGCCGATGCAAATGTAGATAGATTTGATGCGTGGCCAGCAGCATACCACATCCTCATAGCACATTATTTGCGGAGAGTGAAATTATATGATTATTATTTAATATACGACGATGATGTATTAATCAATTATGATTTTGCGGATATAGTAGAACTCATGAAAAATAAAATACCCGTTCTTATATCAGAACCCATGAACGTAAATTGTGATAAGGTATTATTTAATTCATTTCGTCAACTGTTTGGAGAAGGATTTGCGGAAAGATATCAATCAAGAAATCCCTTGTTTCAAGGATTTAATGCGGGGTTTCAAGGAATTGATTTAACTATGTATGATGCATTCCTCTCAGTAGATAGGTTTCACGAACTGCTGTCTCTTATATTATTTAAAAGCATATACAGAGAAGATGGTACAGAAATCTGGGGTGATGAGCGGTTTTTATTAGATACACAACAACAATCTATGTTTAGTTTAATGAACATAGTACTATCTAAAAATACCCCGCATATATTAGATGAGGAAGAATATTATGTCGTACCGAATTATGGATATCATCCAAGATTTGGGCAACTTCATCAAGAAGATGAGATGGATGGGTGGATACCAAATTTGAAATCCAAAATTTCTCATTTCATAGGACACACGCGGGGAGAAGGTAAACCGAGAGTATTTTTAGCTAAAATGAATGAATATTTAACCAACGCGGGGTTTGAGGTATGAATAAAAAGAAAATTGTTTATGTTACTGGTTGCTTAGGATTTATAGGATCATATGTAACCAGAGAATGTTTGAAGAAGGGATGGTACGTATATGGCGTTGACAAAATTACTTATGCTTCTCGACCAGAATTATTGGAAGAATTTTCACAAAACCCAAACTTTACATTTTCTCAAACAGATATTAATGATATCGAATTCTTATATGAATGTGATTATGTAATTAATTCTGCAGCAGAAACTCATGTAGGTAATTCTATTGTAAAAAGTGATGAGTTTGTACATTCAAATATAAATGGAGTACATCATTTACTTGAACTTATAAGAAATTATCGTTCGGAAGGTAGACACATTCCAACGCTATTACATTTTTCAACTGACGAAGTATACGGTGATATTGATGAGGGAGCACACACAGAATTAGATTTGTTAAAACCATCCAATCCATATTCTGCAACAAAATCCGCAGCAGATATGTTAATTCTTGCATGGGCAAGAACATATAAAATTCCATATGTAATAATTCGACCAACAAACAATTATGGCGCGGGTCAATATATTGAAAAACTTATTCCGAAAGCATGTAAATACCTTGGACTAGGAAGAAAAATTCCACTGCATAACGGTGGAACCCCAATTAGAAATTGGTTACACGCACAAGATACTGCTAACGCGGTAATAACTATTGTTGAATCCGAAGTTACCAACGAAATTTATAATATCTGTGGTGGTTTCGAGCAAAACAATTTAACAACAGCAAAAAAGCTCATTGAATTGTATACTGGAGACTCTGACTACGACTCATACATTGATTTGTCTACAGTAAGACCTGGGATGGATGTGCGATATGCATTAGATGATTCTAAACTTCGTGCTCTTGGTTGGAAGCCTACCGCAATATTTGATGATGAATTACTTAATATCGTAGAGTATTATAAAAACAATTTCATCTGGTGATACCTCTGTGAAAATAGCCTACATATTACATGGACATTCCAGAACATGGAGACAGTGCCACCAAGCGTTTTTTGATAATATTTTCTCGGTAGCGCCGGGAGATATTTTTATACATACGTGGGATAGAATTAATTCAAAAACTGGTTCTTGGTGGAATGGCTATCAATTCAGATTGGATGGGCAGCTTGAGGAAATTTCAAGTAGAACTGCCGACATTGATGGTATCAAAAAAGCATACAATCCAAAACATTTAATTGTAGAAACAGATAATGGCGCAGACCATTGGGCCAGTGAAATATATTCAAAGTATGGAATACATATTCCACCTCCATTTATGGCATTGAAAAATTATTTTTATGGTCAACATAAAATATTCAATGTAGCTAAAAGTTTTGGAGAATATGATAAATATTTCTTTACTAGATTTGATTTGAAGTTCAATAATAAGTTGGATGTTGAATCGTTCTCTGTGCCACAAGTAGTAATTCCAGCGATTGACCAGCGTACAGTATTTGATATTTGGAAAATTGCAGATACTCATCAAAGTACAATTATGACGGAGTTTTTTAATAACATAGATGAATATTTCTATAACAGTGTGCATCTTAGAAATAAAAATTATAACTATGCTATAGAATGTGCAGTATATGATTATTGTTTAGACAATAAAATTGAATTTATATTACCGTCAATAACTCCATTATATGATATGGTTAGAATCTCGCACGATACTACTTGACAATTGAGGGGGAAGTGGTTAATTTATATGATGGTGAACACAAAACAATTATACGAAGATAATTTTATATGGTAACTAAAAACGAATTAATTTCTTTTGAAACGGACATAGGAAATATTTTTAATCAAGGGAAAATTAAAGCACCTGTTCATTTGTACTCTGGAAATGAAGAACTCATAACAGAAGTATTTAATGATATTGATATAGAAAATGATTGGGTGTGTTGTACATGGAGAAATCACTACCAAGCATTGTTGAAGGGTATACCAAAAGAACTTGTAAAGAAAACTATTATGGATGGTAAATCAATGGTAATGAATCTACCTGAATACAAGTTCATTTGCAGTTCAATTGTAGGAGGAATACCTTCTATAGCAGCGGGAATTGCATTCGCCATAAAATTGCAGGGTAAATCTAATAGAGTATGGTGTTGGGTGGGTGATATGAGCGCAGAAACTGGTGCGTTTCATGAGGCATATAAGTACAGTGTGAATCATGACTTACCTATTACGTTTGTTGTAGAGGACAATCGGAAATCTGTGTGTACACCCACACCTAGTATCTGGGGTAGAGAGACGCCGTACTTTCTTGAAGGGGAATATACAGGCGGTGTAGTGAAACAGAAAAATCTATATTACTACCAATACTCTAACGACAAGTATCCCCATGCGGGTGCTGGGATGAGGGTTCAATTTTAATTATGAAATACTTAGAAGAATTGAAAAAGGCAATGAGTCTATTAGCAGAGCACCCAAAAACAATATTCATAGGTCAAGCAGTAGAATATGAAGGAACGGGGTTGTATGAATCACTCAAACATCTTCCAGAAAACAAACGGATGGAATTACCTATTGCTGAATATTTTCAAAGTGGATTGGCGAACGGTATGGCTATTGAAGGAATGATTCCTGTATCAACCTATCCACGATGGAACTTTTTGTTGATGGGAGTTGATCAAATTGTAAATCACTTGGATAAATTTATAACCATGTCCGATGGAAAATGTGCGCCCAAAGTTATTATACGAGTATCTGTAGGTAGCGAGAAGCCCGTAGACCCCCAGTGTCAACATAAGGGTAATTTTACCGAAGCATTTCGCTTGATGTTAAAAAACACAGATGTGATAGAATTACTAGACGCGGAACAAATTGTTCCATCATACTTGATGGCATTAAATCGCACTGATGGTAGAAATACTATATTGGTGGAACACGCAGACTTAGCTAAATAAAAGATTAACATTAATACTGAGGTTATGATGAATACTAGAGAATCAACATGCGTTAAAATTTTAACAGACATGGTAGAGAACGATGGACTAATTGGTATCAAAACCAGTTTTGAAGATGAGGGGGCAACATTTAACGAAACTATTCGTTTAAAACAAGTGTGTAACGAAGCAAAAACAAAGGTTACACTAAAGATTGGTGGACCAGAAGCTATTCGTGATTTAAAAGATTCCTTGATAATTGGAGTAAAGGGAATTGTAGCTCCTATGGTAGAGTCCCCATTTGCCTTGAAAAAATTTATTGATTCTGTGCACACGTACATTGAGAAAGATATTGTAGATACTCTTCAGATTAATGTAAACATAGAAACTATTAGTGCAGTTAATGCAATAGAAGAAATATTAGCTACTGAGCAAGCTGAAAGCTTATATGGAGTGACAGTTGGCAGAGTAGATTTAGTATCTTCTATGAACAAGGATAGAACCTATGTTAATAGTGATGAAGTTTATAAACACGCTAAACGAGTGTTCGCAATTGCCAAAGAGAAGGGTATGAAAGCGTGTTTGGGTGGAGCGGTAACTGTAGAATCGTTGAGTTTTATGAAAAAACTACACTCCGAAGGCCTTTTAGATAAATTTGAAACGCGATATGCTATTTTTGATCCGTCCATTACATTAAAAAACTTGACGAGGGCATTGTCTAAAGGACAGCGGTTTGAATATGAATGGTTGTTGTCTAAGAGTGAAGCATATAGTAAAATGGCAGACCAAGATATGAAGAGAATTAAAATGATTCAAGATCGTATCAACCAATCGTTACTATAATGAAAGTATTGGTTACGGGTGGTACTGGTGGTATTGGATTGAATATAGTCGAGTTGTTTAAATCTAATGGCCATATTGTTGATGCTCCTACGAGGGCGAAATTAGATTTGACAAAAGATATTACTCTTATTGACACTGATTATGATATTGTAATTAATAATGCTGGTATTAATCCGATACTGCCCATAACCGAAGTTACTGATATTGATGTGATGACGGTTAATTATCTAGCACCTCTTCGCATCATACAGAACTGTTTACCATATATGAAAGAAAGAAAGTATGGACGTATACTTAATATTGGAAGTATATGGGTTGAGCAAACGAAGAAAAATAGATCCGCATATTCTGCTAGTAAAGCTGCATTAGATGCATTATCTAGGTCTATAACCGCAGAATACGCTCAATATAATGTACTTGCTAACACACTATCTCCTGGCTTTATTGGTACACAACTAACCTATAAAAATAATACACCAGAAGATTTAAAACAGACAGTGTCTAATGTTCCACTTGGGCGGTTGGGAACCCCCGCAGAAATTGCCACGCTTGCATATTTCTTAACCGTTGATAACACTTACATAAGTGGTCAAAATATTATAATAGATGGAGGTTTTTCTTGCACAAGATAATTTCATTAAATTCTGTATTGGGTAATTACACAGTTGAGTTTGTAGACGCAATCTCAGAGATTGAATCACATATAGATGAAGCGAACACATTTGTATTCATTGACCAAAAGGTTCAAAAATTATATCCCTCGTTATACAGAGAAAAAAATGTAGTTGTAGAATGTATAGAATCTAATAAAACATATGAGATGTCTTTAATTATTTTACAAAAAATGATGGACCTCGGCGTTAAATCGAATTCCACCATCTTAGTAATTGGTGGAGGAATTCTCCAAGATTTGATTGGATTCTGCTGTTCTGTATACCACCGTGGAATTAAATATATTTTAGTTCCAACCACTTTATTATCGCAGGTGGACAGTTGTATCGGTGGGAAAACCTCAATAAACTTTAATAAAAAGAAAAATGTTCTCGGGACATTCTATCCTCCAAAACGCACCTTGATTTTTACAGAGTTTTTGGTTACATTACAGGAAGAAGAATACATCAGTGGAATGGGTGAGATATTTAAATTTCATATATTAACAGATCAAATGAATGATTTTCATTTAGCATTAGATAAATCAAATATAAATCATACCATTTTTAATGGGTTGATGTACAAAAAAAGTATTATTGACCTAGACGAATTTGACGTAAAAGAAAGAAAGTTCCTTAATTTTGGTCATACATTTGGTCACGCTTTAGAGTTTACGTCTAACAATAAAATACCGCATGGAATTGGAGTTATTATTGGGTGTGTTGCATCGTGTCTTCTTTCGCAAAAAATGGGATTGAAAGTTTCTAATATTAATTTAATCATAAAATATGCACAAGAGATGTTGCACGCCATAACTCTTGAGAAACAATGGTTTGATTTATCTGAAATACTAGAAGCAATAAAACAAGACAAAAAAACTACAGATAAGATTGTAGACATCTTGATTTCTGACGCACCTATGGTATATTCTATTGATGACGTTTCTTTTATTGAAGCGGTTTTACATAACACCTTCCAGCTAGTAAACAACAATGAGATTATCTGATTATATTATACAATTTTTAAAAGATCAATATAACGTAGACACGGTATTTACTGTCTCCGGCGGTGGATGTATTTTTCTTATTGATTCTTTGACCAATGTAGATGGTGTAGGATTTATTGCAACCCATCATGAACAAGCTGCCGCGATGGCCGCCGAAGGATATGCGCGCATGGGTAATAGACTAGGAGCATGTTTGGTTACCAGTGGACCAGGCGGCACTAATACGTTAACAGGAACGTTATCTAATTGGTTGGATTCTATTCCTGTAATCTACATCAGTGGACAAGTTAATCGGGAAATGAGTACCAATTATACTAATCTCCCACTTCGTCAACTTGGTGACCAAGAATTCAATATCATTAAGGTGGTGGAGTCTATGACTAAATATGCGGTTCAAGTCAATGACCCAAATGACATTCGTTATCATTTAGAGAAGGCATGTAAATTGGCAACGACTGGCCGGCCAGGACCAGTGTGGATAGATATTCCGCTAGATGTTCAGTCGGCAATAATAGACCCAGATAGCTTAGTGGGATTCACGGAATCAATAGATGTATCAACTGTTGATGACACACAGCTTGATTTAATTGTGGAGAAATGGAAATCTGCAAAAAAACCAATGGTCGTTGTGGGCAATGGAATTAGATTGTCTGGTGGAGTGGATCTTATGAAGGAAGTATGTGATCGTACTTCTGTGCCAGTGATATCTGCTGTAAATGGCAATGATATTATTACCAGCGACTATCCACACTATTACGGTAGATTTGGCACACATGCTCAGATTTGCGCAAATACATTATTGAGTGAATGTGACTTTCTTCTTACGATAGGTTCTAGACTATATGTTCGTCAGACGGGATATAATTTTAAGAGTTTTGCAAAGAATGCATATAGAGTTTATGTGGACATTGACGAAGCAGAGTTGAATAAACCTACATTGTTTCCTGATATGAAGGTTGTATCGGATGCCTCTAAGTTCTTGGAAAAATTATTAACTAAGGAACTACCAACTAGTACACAAGAATGGTTGGACCAATGTGACCGCGCTTACGAGTCGCCACGCGTGTTAGATAGGCATCGTGCAAATGAAAAGTATGTTAGTCATTATCACTTTATGGAAAAGTTAGAAGCACACATTCCACATGACCATCACATTATAACCAGTGATGGTACAGCAAATGTTGCTACGATGCAAGTTTTAAATCTGAGAAAAAATCAGCGACTTGTAACTAACACTGGTTGTGCGGCTATGGGATATGGATTGCCGGCGGCAATCGGAGCAGCAATTCATAATAAAATAGTATGCATTGAAGGAGATGGCAGTTTACATTTAAACATTCATGAACTGCAAACGATGAAGCATTATAATTTACCAATCAAATTAGTACTACTGAATAATGATGGGTATCTGTCTATTAAAATTTCCCAAAAAACTTTCTTTAAGGGTAAACTAGTTGCTTCTGATAAGACAAGTGGTGTAACATTTCCAGAATTTAAAAAGATTATAGAAGCATACGACTTACCATACTTTAGTATTAAAAGTCATAGTGAATTAGATAATACGTTGTCTGAATTTTTTAACATGGAAGGCCCCGCAGTTATTGAGGTATTCACGGACCCAGAAGAAGTACATGAACCAAAAGTAATGGCGTCACTTGATGAAAACGGAAAATTCATTCCTGGCCTTTTAGAAAACATTCAATGGGTACTATGAAAAATATATTGATAACAGGTGGTAATGGTTATATTGCACAGTCTATTTATAAAGAATTAAAGGATGTGTATTCAATATATCTACTTACTAGACAAGAAGTAGATCTAAGGAATTCGTCCGAAGTAAATGCATGGTTCGCAGATAAACATTTTGATGTAGTAATACATACCGCAATTGTTGGTGGGCATAGACTTAGAGAAGAAAGCTATTCTGTGATTGATGACAACTTGCAAATGTACTATAATTTACTTACTAATAAAAATAAATTCGATAGGTTTATTAATATTGGGTCTGGAGCTGAGTTACAGTATACTGATAGACCTTATGCATTAAGTAAAAATATAATCCGTAAATCTATGTCCATGTATGATAGTTTTTATAACGTAAGAGTATACGCCACCTTTGATGAAAATGAATTAGATACACGATTTATTAAAGCGAATATTAAAAGATACAAGAATAAAGAACCCATGACTATTCACAACAACATACAAATGGATTTCTTTTACATGGTTGACTTTATTAAAGTTATAGGTTATTATATAGAAGAAGCTTCTCCCAAAAAAGAAGTAGACTGTACGTATTCAACATCACATTCTTTATACGAGATTGCTGAGATTATCAATAATCAATCTGATTATAAAGTTTCAATTCAAATTAGTGACCACGAAACAATTATACCTAATTATATCGGTAGATATACTGATATTGGATTAGATTATATCGGATTAAAACAAGGTATCACTTCTGTCTATAATAAATTATGCAAAATATAACGTTTACAATCAGCATGGGCGTAAATAATTTAGAATATACTAAGTTATTGCTTCACTCGCTAAAGACAAATCTTGACAACAAAACCCATCAGATAATTGTTTTCATTGATGCCGATAATGAAAACAGTCTTGACTATCTGGTAGAACAACAGAAAGAATTTCATGATTTGTGCATTATTAACAACACGTTATCAATGCCAATAGGATATCAACGTAACAAAACTCTTTTAACAGAATATGCAAAGCATGATATAGTAAGTCACCTTCATAGTGACATGGTAATCGGCCCTCATTATGACACAGATATTCTCAAGCATATGAAACGTGGGAGATTTTTAAGTGCTATGAGAGTAGAACCACCTTTGCACGGTGAATCTAATGTGACTATTACTAAAAACTTTGGGCTACACCCAGATGAATTTGACATGGAAGCTTGGAATAAGTTTTCTAATTCAGTTAAAAGAGAAGAACTGGTAGAATATTTCTTTGCTCCATACACATATTATAAAGATGATTGGATGATGTTAGACGGTGACGACACAGCATTCCGTCGCGCTAGAGAAGATTCTGATTTAGTGCAAAGATGTGTTCACGCTGGAATAGAACTACTTTATACATTTTCTGCCAATGTATATCATTTTACTTGTGTAAGTTCCAGAGGAAACAACTGGTTTGATCCTAACAACACCGAAGCGCAAAAGCGTGTCAATCTTCAAAAAGTTGCAGACTCGATAGAAATGAGGAAGTTTATCAGAAAGTGGGGAAACTTCAATCATGGTGAAACAAAGTTATTTAAATTGGATATTGATTTGGTTGTAAAAAATTATAACTTACAAACAGTATATAACTTAGAACCGTTTTTCACAACGATTTGGGTTGACTCACAAGAACATAAAAATAATCTAATAGAGCAATACAACAAAGAACATTTAGTTGCCAACGAGCTACTTCGTGTAACTTCTGAGGATTGGGAAAATTATAAATATTTATTCCGTGCTGATAATTTTGAAGAGATATTCAAAGTGGGTACTCCCACAGAATATAACATCAAAGTAACAATAGATTTTAATAAGATTTCTAATACAAATACATTTATTTCAAATCTTCAAAACTTATATGATATGTTAATAGATAGCGATAGAGGTGAATATGAACTTGACGGTGTAATGATATCAATTGAAAATATAAAAGTATTGCCCACAGAAATTACCGCAGTAAATCCCAAGTTTAATTATGAGTTACTAACGGTTTATTAAAGTGAATAAGAAAGTTTTGGTTACCGGCGGGTATGGATTGGTGGGATCTGCTCTAAATGCCGATATTAGAATCGGTCATGAAATAGATTTACGAGATCCACAAAAAGTAAATATAATGTATGAGAACCATGCGCCTACTCATGTTGTTCACTGTGCGGCAAAAGTCGGTGGCGTTGGCGGAAATATGTCACATAAGGGTGAATACTTATTCGACAACGTTATGATAAATACAAACATAATTGAGTATGCTAGAATTCATAAAGTAAAACGATTGGTGAATTTTTTATCGGTGTGTGTGTTTCCAGATAATGTAGAATATCCATTAACAGTAGATAAAATTCATTTGGGTGAACCCCACCATTCAAATAACGCATATGCATACGCAAAAAGAATATCGGATATTCAAATCAATGCATATCGTGAGCAGTACGGTATTAATTATACGTCAGTGGTGCCCACCAATATTTATGGTCCAAACGACAATTTTTCATTGATACATGGACATGTTATTCCTATGTTAATTCACAAGTTATATCTTGCCCAACGTAATAATACTGACTTTGTAGTGTGGGGGTCTGGTAAGGCTAGACGGGAGTTTATCTTCTCCAAAGATTTAGCTAAAATGGTTGAGTACGTATTAACCGATTATACCGAACCAGTTCCTATAATCTTGAGTACTTCCGATGAAATTAGTATTCGTGACGTAGTAGATGTTCTAGTTGACGTACTTAACTTTAAGGGAAATGTGGTGTTTGACACTACAAAGCCCGAAGGTCAATATCGCAGACCATCTGATAATTCCAACATAATGAGCCACCTTCCTAATTTTAAGTTTACACCATTCGAAGATGCTATTAAAGAATCTGTAGAATGGTTCATCTCCAACTACGAGTCTGCAAGAAAATAATATGAAAATACTTGTTACTGGTGGTGCAGGATTTGTCGGAACAAATCTGATTAAAAGATTGATAGTAGATGGACACGAAGTACATTCATTAGATAACTACGATAGCGGCAGAACAGAAAATGAGCAGTTGTATGCTAATTATCATGTGGGTGATATAGAAACTATTCATACAATGGATAGTGACTTTAATATTTGTTTTCATTTTGCCGCACTATCTAGAATTCAACCATCATTTCAAAATCCTGCAGAGACATTTCGTGTAAATACTAAAGGGTCCGAAGCTGTATTTGAGTGGGCAAGACAGACAAATACAAAAGTTATATATGCAGGATCTTCTTCACGGTGGCACAATCCGTATCAATCTCCATATGCAATGTACAAGTTTATTGGTGAAGAAATTGCTAAAATGTATAAATTAGTATATAAAACTAATATAGAAATTGTTAGATTTTATAATGTATATGGTCCACATGAAATAATTGATGGTGACTGGGCCGCAGTTATTGGTATTTGGCGTAGACAAGTACGTGATGGACTTCCTATTACGATTGTCGGCGACGGTGAACAGCGTAGAGATTTTACACATGTAGATGATATTGTTGATGGACTAATTAAAATTGCCATGTCAACTGAAGTACACGAAGATGGATGGGAACTGGGAATGGGAGTAAATTACTCTTTAAATGAAGTGTATGAACTTTTTAAGAATAAATTTGACGTAGGAAAGATATATCTCCCAGAACAACACGGTAACTATAGAAATACTTTGCGTAAAAATAATTCCGCGCTGGATAGATTGGGTTGGTCACCGTCTGATAGATTACAAAATTATATAAACAAACTATAGGGTTATAAAAATGAATAAAGATTATCAATACAAATATGCCGATGTAATTGAACAAACAGAAGAAAGCTATCCTCAGATGACGGAAGAGTTCTGGAAAATCTGTCACGAACAATATGAAACGTTTTGCTTAAAGAACTCAAACTACGGTACAGGAAATGTGGCAGTAGGCACCTCATTATCCACGCCAGATGACGTACAATTGTCGCTCATGGGACTATGGTTCAGACTTCAAGATAAAATTTCTAGGCTAAAACAACTTGTTATGTTTAATAAACCTGATGTAGTGGGTGAATCAGTGAATGATACTTATCAAGATCTATCCGTATATGGAATCATTGCGCAAATTGTATTAAGAAATAAGTGGGCAAAATAAATTTTAAAACGGTGATTTTTGTCATTCATCCAACTATTTATATATGTTCCCATAACCAACGAGATACATATGATAGTATATATGACAACAAATTTAATAAATGGAAAGAAGTATATTGGCTCTGATACCAAGAATAATCCACGATATCTTGGTTCTGGTAAAGTACTTTTACTAGCCATAAAAAAATATGGTAATAATAATTTTAAAAAAGAAATATTAGAACACTGCGCGAGTCAATTGCATTTAAGAGAAAGAGAAATATTTTGGGTTAGATATTTTAATGCGGATCAATCATCGGAGTTTTATAATCTTGCGTACGGTGGACAGGGTGCTGTTAAGGGGAACAAGGCTTGGAATTCTGGTAAAACTATAGATAAGGATTCTGATGTATATAAGAAAATGTATTCAACTCGTAATGCAGCAGATAGGAGTTATATAACGGAACAATGGAAAGATATGCACTCCGAAAGAATTAAACAATCTGAAACATTTCAGTCTAATCATCATAAAAGAATTTCTACTAGAAAATCCAATGGAATTCCGTGGTGTACTGAGGATACTAAGCGCAAGATTGGAGAAAGTGTCCGCGGAAGAATTAAAACTGCGGAGGAGATTCAAAAAAGATTAGAAACTATCAAGGAAAACGGTTCCCTCGTAGGTTCAAAAAATTCGCAAGCAAAGTCAGTTAAAGTAACAGATGTGTTAAGTGGAGAAATTAAAATGTTTGGTTGTATTAAAGATGTGGAACAAACACTTGGTATCAGTAGATTTCATATAAAACGTGGCGGGTATAAAAATTTAATATGCGAAATAATAGGAGCGTAAATTATGTATATTGCACAGTTAGTAAAGCGTGGAAAGTGGGCTAAATAATGCGAACACTAGGAATCATCTTAGCAGGTGGAACATCGTCTAGATTATATCCATCGACGTTGGTCACGACGAAACAGTTATTACCCATTTACGATAAACCATTAATATATTATTCACTGAGCACGCTAATGTTGGCGGGCATCAGAGATTTTATTGTCATTACTACCCCTACTGAAAAGTGGAGTATCGTCTCGTTATTTAATAACGCTCAAAAGGAACTGGGAATTGATGTTACCGTATTAGTTCAACACGATCCTACTGGCATTGCCGATGCGTTTAATATTGTTAAAAATTACTTAGGTGAATTAGTATTTGATTACGATAACCACGCTCTTATTCTTGGTGATAACATCTTTTATTCTGGGGGACTCACTGGATTATTAAAGTCTGTCATGCACTCGCACGCAAATATATTCTTATATCCCGTACAGAATCCATCCGACTTTGGTGTCGCCGAACTGGATAGTTCATTGAGAGTTATCTCACTGGAAGAGAAACCCACATATCCAAAGAGTAATTTAGCAGTCACGGGCCTTTACTTTTATCCGCCAAGTGTATATCTTTATGCAAGGCAACTGGTTCCATCGAAACGTGGGGAATTGGAAATAACGGATTTAAATGCATTATACCTTAAGAACAAAGCATTGAATGCAATTACATTGCCAAGAGGTACCGTCTGGTTCGATACAGGTAACCCCGACTCTATGTTAGAAGCATCGAACTTTGTACAAACAATACAAAAACATCAAGACTATTTGATTGGCAGTCCGCATGAAATTGCCATAAATAATAATTGGGTATGTGATAAAGACATACTACCCTTCATTGATAAATGTAGTAAAACGAAGTATGGTATGTATTTACAAAATTTAATCGGATAATGCTATGCGTATATTAGTAGTAGGTAGAGGATGGACAGGTTATAAAATGATTGTGGAATTAGCTTTCCGTGGACATAAAGTATTCTCGTGCTCACACACAGAAGCGGTTGATATGTTGGGAAGCATTGCTGTCGATTGGGTAGTAAATTGTGCGGGAGTCACCGGCGTTCCCAATGTGGACGCATGTGAAATTGACAAACAAAATACTATTAGTGGAAATGCTATTTATCCTGCATTGTTACATGCTGCATGTGAACGCAGACACATCCGATTTGCACATTTTTCTAGTGGATGTATTTATCAAGGTAATATTGAATCCGTCGATGCCGAACCAAACTTTTTCGGCAGTACATATTCTATTAGTAAAGGAATTTCCGATGTCTATCTCAAAGATAAGGCACAAGTCTATCGCATTCGTATGCCATTTACTGGTGTGGATGAACCGAAGAATTATCTATCCAAAGTACTCAGGTATGCAACAACGGGTAAGTTAATTGATTCTGGATATAACTCGCTGACTGATTTGGATGAAGCAGTTCGTGTTGCGTCCGATCTAATCGAAACGGGTAACCCCAATGGTTACTATAACTTAGTGAATAGTGGGTCAATTACAATGCACGAGTTAATGGATATGTTTGACATGCAAGTTGATTGGTTTACTGATGACGAGTTTAGAGCAGCAACCGTTGCCGCAAGATCCACCTGTACGATTCCTGCGTATGGGGGTATGAGTGATGTACAAACTGCGCTACGTAGAGCCGTCACAAAGTTACAGAAATAGAATACTAACTTCTATTTATATAAGTCACTCTACTCGGATATCCTATGAAAGAACTACTAACTGAATTTCTTGCCGACCTTTTAGGAGAAGCGGATTCTCCCGCAGCGAAACAAGCAAAGGCAGCAAAACTTAAATCTATTCCCAACAGTAGAGGATTGTGGTCACCAACCGGCAAAAAACCAGCTACCGCATCAACAAAAGATGGGAAATTTATTTTAATTGCACCAGAGAAGCCCGTCGCCAAAAAGGTAGCATCTAAAACTACTGCAGAACCCCAAGTGCCAGCAGCAAAGGTTACTAAGCCGCGAGCACCTCGTATTAAACGAAATAAAATTGAAAAGATTCCGTCTGACAGAAATTCTGTAGTATCTTCTTTTGAGGATACGTCTCTTGATGTGGACGGTTTGATGAAAGCAGTTGAGGGAGTTATTTCCGACGTAAAGGGGGAGAAGGGGGCGGGTACTGTAGCATCTACCGCTGGCGAAGCTGCCACAACTCTTTCGTTAGAAAAATTAAGAAGTTTAAGAACCGCGCAGTCAGATACCAGCACAGAAGATTTTTTAAAGCAGAATATGCCGGAAATAGTAAAACTTTTATCAGAATTAAGAGGAGTAAAGGGGTCAGCACTTACAGAAGATTGGGCGGAATCTGCACGTAAACAGGTGATGGCAATGTTTAAGACGATTGAAGAAACATATAACGTAAAAATTTCGGAAATTGCGTGGGACGATGCTAATGGGCGAGCGGCACTGGGGCTCGGATCAAAACCAAAAACAGATAGATCGGATTTATATGTTAAAGGATCGGATGGACAAATAATTGGCATTTCTTTAAAGAAAGATGGGAATATTTTCTTAGCAAATCAAGGATTACGTACCGTTTTAGATTCTATTGCTGAAAAGGCTCCCGACAAAGAAACTGCCAACAAAATTACAAGTATAAGTGAATCTCATAAGAAAACTTTTGAAAAAGAATTAAACATACTATTAGCTACGTCAAAGTCTAACAGTCGAGAACTTTCTTTAAAATTAAAAAAATTAAATCGTTCTGATATTGATGACGCTCCAGCAAAATATGATGAATTTTTTGATAGAAATGGCAATCTTACAAAAGAAACTATAGCAATTTTATTAAGTGGGGGAGTTGGTACTGGCCAAAAACGAAAATATACCACGAACGAAAGGAAGTTATTTTTAAAAGTTATGGCGGCCATATCTAATGATACACCAGCAGTAAAAACTTCATTGGAAAATATGCGCGGAGCAGATAGAAAAGCCACACAAGCATTATTAGAATTAGTTCGTACTGATACAGGCGTAAATGAAACTATGACCGATTATTTAATTGATTCATTGGATCTTGTTCAATTAGTAACACTCGGCCGCCCATTTGGTAAAGACTATCCCGTGGATAAGTTTTTTATAGCATACGGTGAATCTAACTTACAAGAAGATGGACAAGAATTTCCAATGTCGGTAACGCGAGATACAATTTTATCCACTCTAGATTTACCAAAAGATATTACAGACGAACAACTTAAGATAGCAGTAAAAGAAAAGTTCGTAGTAGATGCCGATGGTGACTCTAAGGTTGGGTTTCTACGACTGAGAATTAAAAACCAAGCCCCACCACCAAACTATTTTTACCCTTCTATTTCAACCTTGGCTATTAGAGCTAGAGGATTGGGTTCACCGCCAATCATGGAACTGGCACAACATTCCGGATGGACTTATACACTTCTTAATAAGTCACCAAATCCAGAAACTTGGCCAGCTCACCATAGATATGCTCAAGCTAAAGATAGTATACTTTTCTTAATGCGACAATTAAATAATCCACTTCTTACCAACCAACAAAAGGCTGAGATTACAGACGATGTTGAATTCTACAAAACACAAATGAGAGCATAATATTAATGGAAATTAAACAAGAAATCTTTAAACGGTTACCGCCCGGTGACCGATGGGTAGAAATTGGATTAGAAGACGCGCGAGTCTATCCAACCCTTACCGAAACATTAGAATATTACTTTCAAAAAACGAGCAACCGTCAATATTATATTGATGCTGGTGCGGGATTATTATATAAGGTAATACAAGAAGCAGATCCAGTAATTCCCGAACGGCAATTTTCAATTTACGGTGACAATTACTAACACTTGACAGTGAGTACTCTCCTAGTTATATTACAGAATCTACCACTATACCAATAGGTTATATATGCAAATTATTAGAAAGCCCGTTGTCGAAGTTATCGCCCAATCACAGTTTATTGGGTCACAGACCTTTGATATTCCCGATGACGGTGATGATCATACGAAGATTGGATCGTTCTCGGCAAAAGTTTGTTATGATTCACATGGCAAGGAAGGACGAGCAAACGAAGCCAACCAACATGCCGTCATGAGTCACGCACACGGATCAGTCCTTGAACATTCCACCGTCAGTCTCTACATTACGGGCATTACTCGCGGACTGACCCTTGAATTGAATCGCCATCGCAGTTTTGCTATCTCACAACGGTCCACTCGTTATACGGCAGAAGAAGATGTGAACATTGTCCTTGATCCGTATTATGCAAGTCTCTATGACAAGTACGAACCACTATTAACGGACGCTACTCTAGATGATTTTGGTACTATTGCGGATTTCAATATTGATGAATTGAATCTATTGACTTCACATATCTCCTCACTGGAAACCGCGTTCGATGCGTATGGCCGTGATGTCACTTGGCTTATGAAGATGAATCCATTGGAACTTAAAGGCTTCGATCTCCGAAAGTGGGCACGTGGGAAGGCTCGTAATTTGCTCCCTCATGCATTAGAAACGCGTGGTGTGTGGACGAACAATCATCGTGGCTTCCGTTGGTTCATTGAAAGCCGGAGTGATAAGCATGCAGAACCCGAGATTCGTCGTCTCGCAGATACCGTACTGACTGCCCTTCGTGCGGTGGCACCCTTGTATTACGCAGACTTCAGTATTGCAGAAGTCTATGATGGCATTCCCGTGTGGACACCTATCCATCGCAAGGTATGATCCCGCCGGATGTTCCGAAGCATGTAATCGTCAGTGCGGCATTAACAACCTCAAGTTATATGCTGTTTAAACGATTACATGTTTCACATCCTACGGCATGGTCTGCTACCTTTGCCATAAGTGTGGGCATCCTTAAAGAAATTCATGATAGTCGTAACCCCAATAATTATTTTAGTGGTAAGGATATTGCATCCGATGTCGCAGGTATTACCTTAGTAACCATTCCATTACGGATATACCATAAATGAAAACATTCACAGCGGCAACAGTAATGGCCATCGGCATTGTTATATTAGGCATGGGATTACTATTGGCATTATTTCTAACGGCCATTGTGGATACTATACAATCTATTCAGGACAATCGCTAATGGCTATCGAAAATCCAAACTTTAAAAGGAATGGTGGACTATCAAAACGTCCACTCTTACGATCAGAGATAGAAGAAGCACAACGGCATACCAATAGCAATAAGGCGGCAGCACGTTATCTGCAAGTCGGGTATAAACGATATCGCAAGTATGCCATGTTGTATAATCTCTTCGATAGTCATTCAAATCAATCTGGCGTGGGAATAGATAAAGGATGGGCAATGCGGCCATCCTCTATATCCCTGCGGGATATATTTGCGGGCAAACATCCCAAATATAATATGGCACGATTAAAGAATAGATTGATCGCCCGTAAGAAGATTGTCGAACAATGTGCAAGTTGCGGATTCAATGAACGGCGCATTACGGATAAGAAGGTGCCATTGATGCTTACCTTCCTTGACAGCGACCATAGCAATTATAGTCTCACCAATCTTGCACTCTATTGTTACAACTGCATGTTCTTAACAACGGGCAGTCCTAATGTGGTAAACAAAATCTATATTGAAAAAAGTTTTATAGAACCACATAAGGTACCCAAGAATCAACAGATTGGCATTGTTTCCTCAGATTATTATGATACAGATGATATACAGTTAGCAGATGTAGATATCACCTTATCCGAAGAAGAACTGCGGGCATTACACGAAGAATAATATCTTGAAGGATGTATACAGTATCTTGAAGGATATATCGCTAGTTAATATCTTGAATCCCCTTACTATCGTGAAGCATATGCACAGTATCTTGAAGAGCATTCGTAGTATCTTGAACCCCACATACAGTATCTTGAACTGTGTATCGAGTATCTTGAATCACTCCGCCAGTATCTTGAATCATCCCAATAGTATCGTGAAGGATAGATACCATTATGATATCACATTGATAACAGTATGATAATAGACTATTACTGGGATACGGGATATCGCCTCGTATAATTGTACCATAGTCTATGAACGCCAGAGGGAGAAGCTAGTCCATCCGTACCGAGGTCCATATTTTTTATATGCGTGACGCCTAGCCCCATAGGCGCTCGAAGGCGCACCATGTTTTTTATCCGCTACGACCCCCATAAATACCTATAAGCGCTATAATTCAATATGTACCTATAACCAAATAGGCATTCTATGCGCTAAACGTGCTGACGGCATATGCGCCATATGGGCTATATGCGTGACGCGTCGCTATGAAAAGATATTGCGCGGTTGCCGCACGCCCGGAAAAGTGAATGCGTGAGGAGCGCTAGGGATGTTTTATCATATTCTGATAAGCAACAGAATATACTGATAGCCACATAACCCGAATGAACCCCGAAACCGAACATATACCGAAACCGAATAAACACCGAAGGGCATATTCCGATTTAATGTTTTAGCGCTGAGTATCTCATTAGTGAGATGTTTTATCACCATGCGCTTCTTGCCTAGCGCCCGGAAAAGCAAATGATTTATTGTTACAAGCTTGTTACATGGTACATAACGTAACATGCGCGCATCTCCATGTGTTGAAAAGTGCGAAAACGTAACATATGTAATTGTTACAAGATTGTTACAATGCGCGCAACTACGTATAATACATGTTATGTAAACCTGTTTTATCACTGTGGGAGGCCTTAGCCATAATCTTCCTCGTAGCCGCCATGGAATTCGTCAATGGCCCGAATAACGGTATTGCGCTCTTCACGCAATTCACGCAGACGCTTTTCGCACATGGCAATCTCCCATTGCATGTTGCTGCGCTCGGTATCGTTATCGTCGAGCGCACTCAAGAGTTCCTGCAGGGATGCATTTTCAAGTTCGATGTACATAATATTACCTTGGCCCTTGTAGTATGTTGAGTTTAATGAACGCCGTGAGGTACACGATGAACAGTGTGATGGGAAGAATCGCAGCGAGATGACGGCGTTGTATGATGACTTCAACGGCAATCATGAAACACAGTAGCATGCCGATCAGTAGCAAGAATGCCCCAAGAAAATGTTTCAGATTGATTGTCATATTAAAACTCACCGCCGCGTTCGATGACATCTGCACAGTCGTTACAGTAAGCGTAGTGCGGCAAGATACGCACGGTACGGTCACAACCCTTACACCGCTTTGCGACCGAGGCACGTTGCACGGTGCGGTAGAACTGACGGGCGTAGGTTTCGTCCGCATCCTGCCAGTATCCGAAATTATCGTCGTACATAATAGCTCCTGTGTGTGTTATTGGCCGATGACTTCAAGGATCGTCCACGGCGTGTGCACGTTGAAGTACCAGCAACCAAGCGTCTTGCGGTCTGCCATATGAAA